TGCAATTTTTTGGTGATGTTTGCCTTCAATAAAATCAGGCCACACATGTTTTACAAAAGACATAAAATTTTTTTGTATGTTTGCTTCTTTTTTCTTTTCGTGAAATTTTAAATAAGTTCTGTAGAACTCTTTTCTTACGTCAGAAGGTAACTTCTCTATATCTTTTAGGTTAATGTCCATTTGAAAAAATTTTTTATAATTTTTTTAGCATCTTTTTTCGGATGTTAAAATGAATTTACCAGCTATAAATGTACAAATCAAGCATTACAACCTAAAGTAGTGGGACCCCTTTTGTAAAAAAGGGGACCGACCGTTATTGTTTTTAGTTTAAGTGTTTGATTGTGTTGGGACCTCTTTAGCAGTTATTACTGTATTGGTCCAAGTATAACCATATGGAGTTGTCTTAGTTTCTTTTCTAGGATCTTCGATAGGTGTTTCTAGTGGCTCGTTACGAGGTCCGAGCGCAATAGCGCTCGACCAATGTTTATTCATAAAATCATTCCAACAGCCTTGACTACAAAAGTGGGACCAGACAGTATTCCTGTTCCAATGAGTTTCCCTAATCTTACGAGTTCTTAGAACCTTGTTACCTTTACCACCTCTTACCCTGTCTGTTGTAGATTTTGTATGGCACTCCGGACCATGACACCAGTTATATTCTGCCATTATAATCTCACTTTCCAACTGTGTGACGCTGTTCTATATCCATTAGAGTCGATATCAAAGTAAGTCATCAAAGCAGTTCCAATCTTAGATGTCCAATACCTTGACTTGCTGTCCCAAAGTCCTTGTCTAGTTATATGTTTCCTATCCTTGTTTGAATAGTATGTAATAGTAAATGTTTTTCCTTGTATCATTTTTTCCTTTCTCGTTTACCCTATCCTATACTAAATAGGATAGGGTTGCAACAATTAATTTACTGCTTGTCGTTGTGCTTTAAACTTAGCAATAATATCAGCGTTGCTGTTTTCGACCTTATCTTCTAAAAGACTTGCCAAATTCTCAGGACTATAAACTGATAATGCAAGACTACTACTTTCATTTAATATACTTTCATTTAAAGGTACACCTAGCTTATCAGCAAGAGATTTAGCTTGATCGAAATATCTGTATGACTTCAAACCTAATCTAAGTTTTTTCATCTTCTCATTAGTGTAGTCATAAATTTTTTCGTGAGCCAACATAAGATTATCTCTTGCAACATTATAACTATTCAAGATTTTATAATCTGTTTCATTAACTTTAAACTGTCGAGAATGACAATAAGAAGTTCCAATTACCCAAAGTTTAAAATCATTTTCCCACTCGGCATTTGGTTTAATGGCTAGTGATTTATCTTCGTTAGATGAATTACGATAACCTAAAAACTTATCGCACTGTTCTTCACACTCATAGTATCTAGGATTTCTTTTTTCATCACTCCATTGGTAATAAAAATCTGGATTAAAACCTTTTGCCTTTAATTCATTTCGGTAATAGGCATATCCAAATCTTCTCTTATCATCTAAGCCAAAGTTGACATTAACAGTATCATAATCATCATGTACTTCGCCCTCACTATCGACCTTTTGATAATTATATCTAAAGTTAAAACAATTGTCGTGATATAGTTCTCCACCACTACTACCATATTTTTTATTCATGGCTCTAACTGTTTCGATATCTTCTTCTGGTTGATGTTTTCTTACAATCACTTCAACAAATTTTTTCATCTGTTCTCTTACATGATTGTAATTTTCTTTTGCTTTGTTATAGTTCTGCATGACAGGACTATCTTCTCGTTCCCAATGCGATTGAAATACATCTGCTATTGTATTTCTTTTTTCAGCGTTGAGAGTTAGTCTTTTTTCTTTTGACATATTTTTTCCTTTCGTTAATTATTTTTTACACGACTTGACATTTATTGTCAATGGGATTATATAGGATATATCAGCCTCATTTGTAAGTTTATCGCTGAACAAAACTATAAACTTTCGGGTTTTAGATCCAGGTTCACACCGCAACTTGTTGCTGTCTTGCCTGGATGCTGATCCCTGGTTCATTGGCACTGGATACAGTGTTAGGCCTGTTGTCCGGACTATTAAAATAAAGCACGCCGGCCTCAATCCAATGGACCTGGGATCAGTGAGCGTAGACATTTAAGAGTGCAGCGCTCGCTGGTCGCACTTTAGAATAATTCTAAAGTAGCCCTGAATAAATAAATTTAGTAAGCGGCAAGCAGCAAGCTTGACAATTGTTTATATGGGATTATATAGGATGAAGAATGAGAGATAGTAAATACAGTTTTTTATACCGGAATAGTGATGGGCACGTGATGCGCCCTGAAAGTTTTCTAAACATTAACAAAGGCCGGACCTTGAACGGAAGACAGCTGCGAATGCTGGGGATCGAAAAAATTAAAAACCCGAGCTACAAGCGGCAAGCCTCAAGCAGCAGGCGGCAAGCTTGACAAGATAAGAATTATATGTAGGATGATCCTATATAACGAAAGAAGGAATTATGTTGAAAAAAGAATTAAACAAAATAACCGGCGGGCTGTCGAAGCCGTCGAAGATGCCCGGGCCAGCTTATAACCTGCCCGCGGCTGCATGTATAACCGGCTCGAAACTAGTAAAAATTAAAGGGTCAGTTTGTGAAGGTTGTTACGCTCTAAAGGGTCGATATAGATTTGGCAATGTCCAGGCCGCGTTGCAGCGTAGACTAAAAGCAATTGAAGATCCGCGATGGGTTGATGCAATGATTCAATTAATTAAAGGTCAAGAATATTTTAGATGGCACGATTCAGGGGACCTGCAGAGCCTGGAGCACCTACAAAACATTTTTAAAATTTGCAGAGCTACACCGGAAACCAGACACTGGTTACCAACTCGAGAAGCTCAAATTATTAAACGCGTTAAGATCAACGAGATCCCGCGAAACTTAGTTATTCGTTTTTCTTCTCATATGATCAATCAAGCGCCAGTCAATTTCTTTCCTTGGACGTCAACTGTTGTTACTGATGGCCAGCACAGCTGCCCGGCCTCCACTCAGGGCAACAGTTGCGGATCTTGTAGACAATGCTGGAACCGTGAAGAAAAAAATGTTAGTTATCCAAAACATTAATATGTTTACTTTCAAACATCCAAACCACTACAAAAGAATTCGCAAAGCGAATAGGAGTCAGGCCATTAGCAAAGAACCTTCGACGGAAGCGCCAAGCGTGCGACCTGGCTCCGGCCACAAGCGACAAGCAGCAAGCGACAAGCTTAAGGGAAGAGACTGTCCCGACGATAAGACCCAAGACGTTCCAGCAGCAAGCAACAAGCCTGAAGACCTTCCCCCAAAGTCCCAGTGATTGGACATGCGTAAGCATCAAGCGGCAAGCCACAAGCGGCAAGCTCCAAGCAGCGAGAGCCTTGATAAAGTTTTACTTGGTTAAGAGAGAGAC